ACCATCGACGAAACGTCGGCGGCGGCCTTGTTCATCTTGTTTATGTTGCCGGAAAAATTCTTGACGGCATCGTTCGCGGTCTTGAACGATTTCGCAAAGTTCCCGGACAAGTCGCCCGCTATCTTGAATCCGATTTCGTAAACTTTTCCTGCCATAAACAAAACTTCCTTTGTCCAAAAAAGGACGGGCGCCCGCCCGCCCTTTTAGCGTTTTTTCTTCGTAGCCTTTTGACGTTTATCATCTAATTTCTTCACGGTTTCGCCCCATTCGCTCAAGTCCAATAAAGGCATCTTGTACCAATCGAGCGCCCCCGTAAAAGTATCAGCCGCCGCAAGATTCAAGCAAGCAACGCGTATCAAGTGCAGCGGGTCTTTTACGTCAAGACCTAACCTAGCAAAAAATTCTGAACTCCCTGCGCAATTGCGAGGTAATCTTTGCCGGGCATTTGCTTGAAGAACTCGATCGGTCTTTTAGATCGTTTGGATGCAAGCATGATGCAGAAAGTCGGGTCCGTTGAAAGCATCGGGGCGAAGTTACCTTCTGCCACGAATTTCTTCTTGACTTCTTCAATGTCGTATCCGGTAAGCCCTTCAAGGTCGATGTCGATTTCCTTGATTTCGTCTTCATCTTCGAACTTGACAGGTTTAGAAAAAATATGTTTCATACAAATTCACTCCTTGCCGCAAATTCAAAGAAACAAGAGCGCGGCGGCTTCACGCTCCCGTTTGTTTGCACGAAATTTTAGGTCAAGCCGAGGTCAGCGCGGACGGTCGCCAGCACATCTACACCGTCAAAACGGGCGATATAGTTGTACTTGTCAATCTCCACGACTTCCTTCTTGTTCACTTCGAGTTTGATGTAGGTCACTTCAAATTCCTGTTCGGAATCGGTAGTGCTACCGGGTTCGAGCGAACCGAGCGAAACGGTCTTGGGGCTTACGCGCATGGAGCAACGAATCGGCACCGTGGAATAAATGCCGTTGGCGGCATCGTAAACCTGTTGGGAACCGCGCACTTCAAGCGCATGTGAACCGGGCTTTGCAAGCGTCGCAAGGGACTTTTCGATAGTGCGCCATGTGAGCGTGGTCGTCATCGAACTGAAATGTCCCATTACAGGGCTTTCCACTTCGCCCGCAATGCCAGCACCCGAAACGGTGTCGCTCATCGCTTCGAGTTCCGGGAGTTCAACTGTTGCAACGCCGAGCAAGTCATTTCCGTTGTTGTAAACGCGGAAATTGATAAGGCGTTCGGGAATCTTATTTTCACCAGCTGCCATAAGTCATACCTCCTTATGCGAACAAAGTAGAAAGATATTCCGGGTCGTATTCGAGAATGAAATCAATCTCGCGGTTCGGACCCGGCGGGGTTACGTACAAGTGGAAACGCAAGATGCCATCCATAAGTTCGGTGTTCGGGTTCTCGTTTGCCAAAAATTCGACACGACCGCCAATAATGTATTGACGCGCTGCAAGGCCGTTAAGCCAAATGTTCACGGAATCAAGCACCGTGTCAACCTGCCTGCGGGTAAGAGGGTAGTCAACGCGAGACCAATAGTTCAGCACAAGTTGATTCGCAATCCAAGTGAACATTCGTTCCACCGGGATAAAGGAATCCTTCGGGTCGGTGGTTGCCGGGTAAATGGCCGTGCGGTTGCCCCAGCACTTCCACCCGCCAATGAAATTCAACGCGGTAACAACGCCGTTGCCGTTGAGGTTCGCGGCTTCGCCCTGCGAAAGGAAAACTTCGGTTCCGTTTTCAAGCACGGTGCCCGTGCTAACAAAATTATTGTTCGACGGGGAAACATACGGCACACCTTCATTGTTGCCGTCAACCTGCTGGATAAGGCCCGCAAGCTGCGTACTCATGGCGGTAATAACGCCGTCATTGTTCAAGCGGGGCCAGCAAACGACCTGCTTCTTGTTCGTGACGTTGTTCGTGTTTTTCCAAGCGGCAACGCCCGAATAAACGGCTTGGTCGCCCGAAGTAGGCACGTCAATGAGGGCGGCACCAGCGGCAAACACTTCATTTATTTTGGTCGCCTTTGCAGCCATGACGGCGGCAATGCTCGCGGACTGCGAACGCCACGGACAAACAAGAGTGCCCGGAACAACGCGGAAGCGCGGGAACACTTCTTCGATAAGTTCGAAGCCCGTGCGGACGCCAGCGGCGGAAATGCCGCCGATAATGTCGGCATCGGTCACGGCGGACGGGTCGAGTTTGTTTGCAGCGAAGTTCACGTCCGTGTCCAGCGTGTAGTAGTATTCCTGTTCATTGTTCTTGTTAGCAGCAAGGACAAGGTTTCCTTCGTCATCGAAAGACGCGGTAAACTTGCCGGAATCAATGCCATCTTGAGAGCCGGACGGTCCCAACTTGACAGAAGAAAGGATAATGCCCTTTTCCTGCACGGTAACGGTAGCGGTCTGTGCGTCGAACTTTACCTTGTTCGCGGTTGCCGCCGTGTAGTGGGTTTCCGGGTCGAGAACGTTCACGATCACGACGGGTGCGGATTGGAACAAGGCGAATTGACTTTGGATAAATTCGCTAATCGTAAATTCATGCTTTTTCAGTCCCGACACGGAATCATCCACCGGGGCCGCATAGCCAAATTTGGCGACGGCTTCGGCATAGGAACTGCAAAGCACGGGTTTGTTTACGTTGGTCGGGTCGGTCATGTTGACCGGGGCCATACCGACAACGAACGGGATTCCCGCGTCACTCTGTACCGGGGGCAAGAGCGAAGTAGGAACTTCGGATGTTTTTACGCCATGAACGTAAGGCATTTATCTATCCTCCTTGGAAAGAAGTTCTTTTTCGATTTGCCGATTGCAAAGATACAACGGGTGCCCTTGCGCCTTTACGTTCAGCATTGCGGAACTAAGTTCGGCGGGCGTCACAAACAAATTCTTCAAGGCGGTCTTGTTCTTGACTTTTCGAAGAACTTGTTCGGGGATGCCGTTTGCATAGACGCGGAATCTAAACAAAGAGCCGTCCGGGAAGCTAGTCCCTACGTAGATTAAAGGTATATTTTTTTTAGGCGGCGGAACAAATTTCTTTTTCGGATTTGCCATTTTTTCACCTCAAAAATTGTCCGTATTGCGCGGACTGTTAAAAATCCATATCGTTTCCATGTCAATCTGCCATTGCGGCCACGGTTGTTCGGGAACCATATTCCACTTGATCGGGTAACGCATTTGATAGCGTTGCTCCAGCGTTTCATCGGGCAACGTACAAATTTTTTCTTTGATGCGCTCGATAACGTTCACGCCGTATTCGAACCCGTCGTATTCTTCTGAATAGCAACCGACAATGATGTTCACCCGGACTTCTTCGGATTCGCGATCCCCGGTCCCCGCTTCGGGTCGGACAAGCACAAACGGGAAATCGTCAAGTTCGCCGTTGCCGCTTCTTTTTGGCGGCAGGAATCCGTTTACAATTCGCGGAGCGCGTAAGGTTTTCCCGTCTTTCGTGGGCAAGCGAAATTCCGCCACCGCCTGTGCGCAAAGTTCGCGCAAAGCCTTTGTCAAAAAGTTAGTAACCATTACTTCACCGCCTTTTGCAGGGTCCGCTTCACCTCGTAATCAAGGCGGCGGCTCATTGCGCTTTCCATGGTTTCCGTTACTTCGTTCACAACTGCATCATTATTCAGCATCACGGGCACCGCGTTCGAAAACTTCTGCTCAACGGGCAAACGTGCCGAACCCAATCTTTGAAAGATGCGGCCACGGTAGATAAAGGCGTTTTCCAGCGGTCGCATACCGCCACGCTTTACCGCCACGCGAATCTGCTTGCGGTTCGACCCGGTGGTGTCGCCGCTGCTTGGGGAATGTTTGAAGTCGCGCAACGGCAAACGTGCGCCACGGCTTGAAAGTTCCGTGTTCAAGTCATCCTTTGTCGCCTTCTTGATGCGCATGGTTTCTCGTACCGTGCGGGCCTTTACCGTGTATTCCTTTGTAACGCAACGGATCGCCACCGTGCGGCCCTGTTCCGCTGCACGGTTCATGGCGTTTGAGAAAACGGACGGGATAGCTTCGGAGCAACCCGACAAGAGCCGCGTTGCTTTCTGCATATCGCTTTCGTTTTTTTCAAGCCTTATTTTCACGATTCGTTCGCCTCGCAAATTATGACGTAAACACCCATTTCATCGGACACGGATTTGACCAAATGCAATGATCCATCGACGCGCATAAGCTCGCCCTCGACCGGGCGCGGCTTCATGTCCAAATCTTCAACGTAAATTGTTAGGTCGTTAATGAACACGCCCTCAAGGTTTCTTTGACCAAGCGGCAATTCGTCCGTGAAGTCACGGGAAATTACGCACAATGTATCTTTTCCGTTTAGGTTGTGCCAATCCGCAAACTCCGCGAAATTGATAAACACGCCTTTAACGTCCTTGCGAACCTGTTCCTTGAAGCCCATCATTTGCGCTTGCCCCCGTGATTCTTTTTCGGAGGACGGCCACGCTTCGGGGTATCATCCACCGCTGCGGGCGTTTCTTCGATAGCCATTTTTTCAGTTGTTAAGTTTTCCTTAATAACTGCATTTTCTTCGGCCTTCGGAATTTCAGTTGTAAAGTCGTACTTTACAACTGAATTTTCTTCGGGCTTGACTTCGGACGGTACATCCGGCGGTACGTCCTGCGAAATGTCGGAAGATGTTGGCGATTCCTGCGTTACGGCATTGCTGCCGCGTACAAAGTCTTCCGCGCCATCGCTGGTGGCGGCATCTTCCTTATTGTCTTGTGCGGGCGGAACGGAGGGCGGGTTCACGGGCGTTTCTTCGCCTACAAACTTCGCAAGGCCACGTTCTACCCAATTACGGGCAACATCATCGGGAAGTCCCACGTCGGTCCCGGCGGAAATAAAACGCCCTTCGTGATAAACATTGTGCAAACAAACGACTTTCTTCATTTGGATCACTCCTAAAAGAAATATGCGCCGTGGTGTAGCGCGTTTATTGCCCGATTAGGCCAAGGTTTGCAAGACGGAGAATCCCTGTACTTGGTTGATAATCGGAAGCGGACGGGCATTCAACTGAATGATGCGAGCCGCCGGACGTTCCTGAATGTAGGAATGCGGCACACGGCGGGCGTCGTACCATTCCATCATGTTCTTCGACTTGTCCGCAATGCAGACGGCACCGTAGGCCATGGTGGTTTCCACTTCGCTTGCTGCAAACAGGACCTTGTTTTCCGGCACCATCGGCACCATTTCGCCGTCGGCATTTTCGTAATACTCATCATAAGAGTAAATGTCAATGCCAGCGTCACGGAGATAGCCCCAATAATGAAGGCCGTCCGGGAGTTCCTGCGGGCGGATTTCGCCAAGGTCAACACGGCGACCGTTGAGCAATTCCTTTTCAGAAAGTTTCGGAATCATAACGTCAATGACCTTGCTGCCGACGAAGATTTCACGCGGCTTGAATCCGCTCTTTTTAACGCGTTCGCGAGAGTACTTGCGGATTTCTTCCATGATTTTCTGTCCATCAACGGACTGGTCATCCCAATACTTTGCGGAAGTTGCGGTGGGCTTGTCGGCGGGCTTGAGCGAAGCCCAAAAATCGACAACATCGTCCACGCCTTCGCCCTTGACGTTGATCTTGCCTTCGAAAAGAGCCTGTGCGCACATGGCTTCTTCACGGCGCGTAATCATCTTTTCGAGTTCAAGCATGTTGTCCTGCGCGATTTCCAAGCCACGCTGCTCCGGGGTCTTGCCACCGTAAATGCTTTCGCCCGCCATACGCTTCATGAGTTCGTCGGCGGTCGTAACCATTTCGGGAGCGACAAGCGGCACCTTGTACGTTTCGGTATGGAAGCCGAGACGGTTCACGACCTGCCCGCCAATGCGGGGATTGACGAACGGGGCGAGTTTACGGCCCTGCGCATCCTTCAAGTCGAAGTCGATGTTTTCCGTAACAAATGTTTTGATACGGTTGAAGAAACGGTCGCGGAAATAGGAGCGGGCACCAAAGCGGCCTTTGTTGATTGCACCAAAAAGGGTGCGGGTTTCGAAAATGTTAATAGGCATTTTTCAACCTCCTTAAATGTTTTTCTTCAAGAAGATACCGACCTTGCGGGCGGCAATCTTGACCGCTGCCATGTCGTCAACATTCTCGTTGACCTTCACGGCATCAATGTTGAACTCACCCGTGAGATACACGGCGGCTTCCTTCGCGCCTTCGGTGGTGTCGCAATCTTCGGCAAGCACCGCGTAAACGTCGGTATCAACCACTTCGTCAACGCCGCCCGCAAGGGTCGCACCGCTAACGGTAATGTCGGACCCGCTCTTTGCAAGGGCAATGCTGTTTCCAGCGGTGCCAGCGGCGGCGGCGGTAATGGTGAGAACGCCGGAAGATTTGGACCCGGTAACGGAATCCGGCAGAGCCGCGATAAGGTTGTCAAGGGTCGCGGCAAGGTCCGTGCCGATAAGCACTTCGTTTTCGCCCGGATCGGCGGACTTGAACGTGAGCGTCTTTGTGTCGATGGTCACGGTATCATTTGCGGACGGCTGGTCGGCAAACGTGATAGTGCCGGACGCCTTCACGCCGTCGGTTGTGGCGGCGATCTGTGCGCCGTTCACGTTGACAAGCGAACCGCGCTTGAGATTTTGACTTGCGGCAATTTCAAGAACATCTGCCACGGCGGGCAATTCTTGGTTCGCTGCAAAGAGGTTGTCGGGTTCGTAAGTTCCCAATACTTTGTTCATAGCCATGTTTTAGCCCTCCATCGTTTTGTGCATCTTGGCAAGGCGTTCGTTTGCGCCCTTCAAGAGTTCTGCACGTTCTTTTTCTTCGTCGGTTGCCGTCGGCGTGGCATTAACAGAAGCCGAAGCCGAACCAACGTCGTTAAGTTCTGCGGCATCAGTTTCGCGATTATGTGCCATGGTCGTTTTCTTCGCCTTTTCAGCCTTAATCATTTCGACGGCCAACTGTTCGGCGGTCATGCCCGTTTCGTACTTGGCTTTTGCGACAAGGGCTTCATGACCCGTAAGGGCCATTTCTTCGATTGCCTTGATGCGTTTGTTTTCCTGCATCACGCCCGCCTTGACACCTTCTTCACGGCCTTCGTCGCGAATCTGTTTGTAAAGTTCGGGGTGCTGCGACTTGATTTCTTCAAGAGTCATAGCGACCTCCTTATTTTTGTTTAATATAGAATTTTCTTGCGTTTGTGCAACATTTCCGTTCAATTTATTCAAAAAATCTTCCGGGGCGTTGTCGAAAAAATTCTTCTGAACGGGCATTCCGCCAAGCATTACAACGTTATCTTCAAAGGAATTTGTCACCTTTTGCGTAACGTCCACCTCGTCGGCAAAGCCCTTTGCAACCGCTTCGGGTGCGGTCATGTAGGTTTCATGCGAAATCATTTCGGCAATATCTTCCGCCTTCATGCCCGTTTTCTCTACGTAAATTTGTTTAACCGATTCCTCGATTTTTTCGAGAGCGACCCCCGCTTCCTTCAACTGTTTTGCGGTCATACTGTTTGCGGACAGGCGCGGGGCGTGGACCATAAGCATGGACCCCGTAGGCATAATCACGCGGGCGTTCGGTGCGCTAGTGATAAGCGTTGCGGCACTTGCAGCAATTCCCATGACGAAGATACGGATAGCCCCTTTATGTTGTTTCAAAAGGTTAAGGATCGCTATTCCAGCAAACACGGAGCCGCCGGGAGAGTTCAAGTAAATGTCAAGGGGCTGCGTTTCCTTGACTACGCTCATTGCGTCCTTGAAAGACTTTTCGTCAAAGCCTTCTTCCCACCAACCCCCGCCAATTACCCCGAAAAGGTCAAGGCGTGCTGGTTGCGTCGCGTCGGCTTGCGCCGTTACTTTGTAGAAAAAATTATTCGTCATCTGTTCCACCCTGCGTGTTTGGATTTGTAACTATTTGGCCTTGAGAATCCCTAACAAGTCCGGCTTCACGCCGCATGGATTCTTCACGGGATCGGGCCGCATGGATTTCGTCAAACTTCATTCCCGTAAGTTCCGCTGCTTCGCGTTCCCTTGTCGAGAATCCTTCATCGACACGGACCTTCGCCGCATTCGCTTCCTTGAGCGGGTCAAGTTGTCCTTGAGCGTCACCGTACCAATCGGCCTTGCACCATGCCGCACGTATAGCCGGGTCGTCGAAAAATCCGGGTGCCTTGACGCGCCCCTTCAAGACGGCTTCGGTCAGCCATTCTTCGTAGATAGGTTGACAGAAACCCGAAGCCATCCATTCCCGCCGCATTCTGAACATCTTCCATGCTTCGAGCAAGGACGCGCGGGCGGCGGAGTAGGACGCGGTAAAGTGCTTGATAAGCAATTCGTAAGGCACTTCGATAGCGGAACCAATTTGTCTGCAAATCGCCATCACGAACCCGTCAAAGGCCGTGTTAGGTCTGCCCGGATTTGCAGTTTGAATTTCCTCGCCTTCGTCCAAACTAACAATGGCACCGTTGCCCATTTCGTAGGCGTTCGGGTCCCTCTTGTCAACTTCCATTCCAGCCGGGAACATCGGGGCAAGCGGAGTGCTTGGAGAGTTTGATTTAACAAACACGGTAAACATTCCCGAAATCACCGCCGCCATAAGTTCGGCTTCGGTGTAGCGAGATAGCTGCTTCAAGGCTTCGATCACCGGGGCCAGCAACGGAACGCCGCGCCGTTGTGCAGGTCTTTCAACATCGCACATGATGTGCAGCACATTCTTTCGCCCGGTGGTTCGACCGAACGCAAGCACCCTTTTCCATTCCTGTATGGGGCTTTTAGCGTTCAGCGGTAAAGTAGAACCGGGGTGATACTTCGCCACGTAGTAGGCGACGGTTTCGCCATACGGACCGAGTTCCACGCCGCCCCAAACGTTCTTGCCTACGGGGTACGGCATAGGATCGCAAACGCGGTCCGCTTCGATAAGCCCGATGCACAAGTCATAAGTAACGCCAGCGCGTTTAATGATTGGCATATACACGAAAACGTCACCGCTCATGAGTGCGGACAAGAGAACAAGGCTTTGTAGCTGGTAGAAGTTCTGCCGACGTTCGGCATCGCAATTCACGTCACTTGCAAACAGGTTCCATTCACGTTCTACGTTTTTTCGCCATTCGCGGGCTTCGTCATCGGTAAGGTTCAAAAATTCAGCATCGGGCAACGCGGACAACATTAGCCCGGAACCGACAACGTTTGTTCTAATAGTCTTGAGCGCACCCGCCGCAAAGCCGCCGCCCATGTACAAGTCACGGGATCGGTCGCGCAAGGTTGGCAGGTTCGCGACTATATCATCGTCCGCATCCTGCCCCGAAACGCTCCATCCAATTAAACTCTTTTTTGCGTATGAAGCCCCGTGACTTCCATATCCGGCACCGCCAATAAGCATACGGTCGGCCATTTCGATGCGCTTACGTGCAAGCGTTCTTTTCAACGCTTTTTCGGGAGAAAAAACAGAAATCACTTTATCGACAACGTTCATCATAAATCCCTTGGCACTCCACGGAATACACGCATCCCTTGCCCTTTGCCATCTTCCAGCGCTTCGAGTTCGCCGCGCCAAAACTTGATTCTTGCGGCAATGTCGGACAAGTCGGCACGGGTCAAAGAGCGCGTCCCGATCTTGTACGATTGCCCGGTGGCAACCGCCTTTTCTGCTTCGATCCAAAGCGCGAGCATATCCCGTGCTTCTTCTTTAGTCCACGCCGTAATAGGATGTACGGGCATAAAAAGGGCCTCCAATTCGTCAAAGAATATAGTTTAATTTTTTCTCAAGTGCAAAAAAATTTATTTCATTTACAAGGAAATCCCCTTCGAAGGGGGTCTTTTCGCCCTCGCCGGGGCACTAGCAATGCCACCACGGGCATAAAATTCTTGGAGAAATTCAAAGTTCGGGTTCAAGAGTTCAAGCCCTGCGGTTGCATATATGGCACAATCAAGGGCTTCGTTTCGGTCGCGAATCTTTACAAATTTCATGATGACGCGGCCCTTTTCAAAAGTCTGTACAAAGATTTCTGCGGTAAGTTGTTTGAAAAAATTCTCACTGAATCCAGCCGCTTCCAAAGCGTCATAATGCACAAAGCCGGGGCCTATGTCGTTTATCTTTAAGCGGTTAAACAGGATGGATTTTCCCGAATCAACCCCAAGCGTGAATAGGGTAGCCCCCACCGCGTTATTTTTGGTAGGCGGTGAAATAAACGGAATGCCAATTCCTCCACGCCCCTTTATGGAGAAAACGCGCAATGCTTTACGCTGGGCCGTGTACTTGTAAACCTCGTTGGTATATGTTCCGTCGCCCGAATCGACGCACGTGCAGGAAATGGTGACTTCCGCACCGAGAAATAGTTTGTATTTCTTCTGCAATAGCTGGTCGAGTTGCGCCCATGTTTCCGAACTTTCGGGCGATCCGTAGAATACGCGGTGCTCGATTCCCCAAGATTCCTTCCCGCTCCCCCATGCGTAAACGCTCGCTTCAAGTCGGTCATGCTGCACGTCAACGCCACAAGTAAGAACAAGCGCACCGGGCGGCAACGTGTTCGCCGGGTAGTTTTC